TGCTTGTCCGTATGCTCGACCGTGCGCGCGTCCACGATCTTGGTGTCCCAGAAGTCGCGCTTGGAGTGGAAGCACTCGTAGAAGTACCCACTGTTGCGCCGCGGGTTGCTGAACGCCAGCCAGAAGCGGTGCGGCGTGTTCTCCGTGAAGAAGCCCGCCGCGACCGACCAGATGCTGTCGTCGATACCGCTGGCTTCGTCGAACACCAGCATGACCCCAGCAAAGTTGTGGACCCCCGCGTAGGCGTCGGGGTTCTCCGCCGACCACAGCCGCCCCTCGACGCCCCAGTACCGGGTGCCCATCTTGAGGTCGCGCTCCACCAGTTCCGTCAGCCACTTGGCCGGCATCAGCCGCGTGGCGCTAACCTCAAACCAATGGTTGTTGAGCGCCATACTGAGCCACTTGGTGATTTCCGCCCATGTGATCGACCGAAGCTGCGCCTCGGAGTTGGCCGACACAATGGTCGTCGAGCCAATCCGCGTGGTCAGCATCCAGATAACCAGCCAGGATACGAGCGCCGACTTGCCGATCCCGCGGCCGGATGAGGTCGCCATCCTGAGCGTGTCAAAGTCAACCTTGCCGTTGTTCTGCTTCACATGGTCGGCGATGCGTTGCAGCACCTCGCGCTGCCACTTGCGCGGGCCGTCGAAGTGTTCCAGCGGTGTGCCAGGCTGGCCCCACGGGAACACGAACAGCACGAACTTCAGCGGGTCGTCCTTGATGGCCGGCGTCCACAGCCGGCTCATCAGTTCCATTTCGTCGTCGGCGCTATACCGTGTGGTTTGCATTTTCTGCCTGTTCGATTACGCGCGCCGCCTCTGCCAGCGCGACCGGCTGCGCCGGCGCGTCTGGCAACACCAACCCCTCGATGACGCGGCGCTGGGCTTCTTGCAGCGCGGAGGTGATGGAGATGGTCTGATTGACCTCGACCTGCACGGCTTGCTTCGCCACCCAGCCGTGGACGTGCTTCAGCACATCCAGCGCCGCCTTGGCGTCGCCGGCGCGGGCGGCGTCGTGCAGCACCTTGGACATCTCCATCTCGCCGTCGGCTCGGCCCTTCTCCGCGGCCAGCGCCGCCAGCGGGTCGAACTCACACAGCGCGCGGTATTCGGCCGGCGTCATGCCGGAAGCTAAGGCCAACGCCTCGCCACGCAATCCGTTACGCGCGGCGTGATAAATGGCTTCGAGCCGGGCCTCGGTAGCCTGCAACTTGCGCGGCTCATAGGGGAGCGAAAAGACTGCCATAGATTTTGTATAGCACGGCGATTTGGTTTTGCAAAAAATAAAAAAGTTTTTGCGGACCCTCCGTGACCGGGACGGGGCAACCGCCGGCCCCCCGCCCCCCGGCTCTCGGCAAACCGCACCAAAGCTAGGGCGCCGCGCCAGCATCGCACGCCAGGGCTAGGCGCCAGGCGTAACGGGTTCTGTGACCAGGTGATGGGTGCGACCAGGTGCCAAACATTCTGTTACTAGGTCATCTAGGTCATCTAGGTCATCTAGGTCATGCGAAAAACATCGCGCCAGAGTGACGGCGCCAGCTAGCTGCTACCGGATAGCGTAACAGAATTTAGCGCAAAGCTTGGTGCGTGATACGCGGGGCTTGGGGAGCGATAGGTCAAATAGGTCATCTAGGTCATGCGTTTTTCAGTCGCCACCGCTCGACAGTCTATAGGCTACTACATTAGCGTTAACTAATATATTAACGCATTTGCTTTGAATAATATAAGGTATAACCTAGAAAGCCTAGGAAAACTGAAAAAAGCTTGTATCTCCAGCTACATGAGCCGCCGGGCCGCCTCCATAACCTAGGCAAGCGCAAACCCTACCGATTTTCCGATTTTTTCATCTCGCATTACAAAAATGTAACGTAATAGATTTTAGGTTGCCTTATTCTTGCCACAATTAGCCTGTAAAAGAATTTGCATCGGTCAAATCGATGACCTATTTTTTGGGGAGATATGTAAATGAATATGTTGCACGATGCCGCAATCTGCGCTTTCTTTCTGGCGCTCTTTGTCTGGCTTCTAATCTTTTGATCTGGGGAGGGATCACACCATGTCTAACTATCATTTCACGCGCAAAAGCCAAAACCGCAAAACCGGGCCCATCCCGACGACGGTTACCAGCGCAGACACGTGCCCTGAGGCTTGCCCTCTGAAAGCCAAGGGGTGCTATGCCAAGGGCGGGCCGCTCGCCATGCATTGGCGCGCGGTGACAGAGGGCGCGCGCGGTGGCAGTCTGCAAGCGCTATGTGATGACGTGGCAGCGCTGCCAGCCAACACGCTATGGCGCCACAATGTGGCGGGTGATTTGCCCGGCCACGGCGACACGATCGACAAAGGCGCCATGCTGGCGCTGATCAGCGCCAACGAAGGCAAGCGCGGCTTTACCTATACTCACAAACCCGCGCAGCATGGCGCCAATGGTGATTTGCTGCGCTTTGCCAATGCCAAGGGCTTTACCGTCAATTTGAGCGCCAATACTCTGGCGCATGCTGACCAATTGGCCGCGCTCAATATCGGCCCCGTCGTCGTGGTACAGGACGCGGCGGAAGGCACACATGCCGACACCACCACGCCAGAGGGCCGCAAAGTGGCCACGTGCCCTGCCACATATCGCGACGACGTAACTTGCGCTTCCTGCGGCCTATGCGCCGTGCGCGACCGTAAAGTGATTGTTGGCTTTCCCGCCCATGGCGCCGCCAAGCGCGCCGCCGCCACCATTGCGAAAGGTTAAGATAATGAGAAACAACGCAAACATGGTCAGGGGGGAACCTTCACGCGGCATGGCGCGGCATCCTGCCGTAGTCGCGGCGCAGCAGGGCTATGCGGAAGCCCTTGCCGGGCGGCCGCTCAATCCTGATCGGTTTCCCACCATGATGGAACAATCTAACTATGAAATAGGGCGACTATGGGCGCTCAATCTGCGCGCGGCAGGTATAGTCGCCCCCACATGGCGCAGGGGCACCAATCGCCCGGCCGCGCTTGTGGCCATGCTGGCGCTATCCTTTGCCGCCATTGGCGGTTGCCAGCCCGGCGAGGGTGACGGCCGCGCGGCCGCGTGAATAGGCAGGGCGCCACGGCGCCCCGCCCTCGCAAGGCGCCCATGCGGCGCCCTGCGACGGCGCTATTGCCGAACATGAGAGGGAAAGAACCATGCCTTTATTCGTTGTGTATCTAGAATATGGCCGCACCATCACCATGCGCGCGACGCTGGAGATAGACGCCGCCGACGAGGCGGAGGCCAAGGAGCGCGCTTTTGAAGAACATTATGAAGGTGAAGCGTATTTTGAAGAAGTGCCCTATTCTTACGACGACGGCGTTATTGAAGCCACGGCGCGCTTGGCAAAGGAGGCTTGAACCATGACACAACACACACCCGGCCCATGGTTCGCGCACAATATCGGGCTTGGCCCGAACGGTGCCGGCCCCTTTACCTATCCACTCGGGAACGATCCCGACAAGGCCGCTGCTAACGCGCGCCTAATTGCTGCCGCGCCAGACATGCTCGCGGCGCTGCAAGCCATCGCGGCCACGTCGACGGAAGAGGATGCCGAAACGGCCCTTGGCAGCATACAAATGATATGCCGCGCCATTATCACCAAGGCCAAAGGGGGCGCAGCATGACGCGCATTTACTTAGTCTATTCCGACGACGAGAACGGGGACGACATGAGCCTCATAGTGGAAGCGCATAGCCCTGCCGATGCGGTGCGCCTTTGGCGCAACGACTGGGATCTGACCACGGACAAGAAACCCGGCGCCGTGTTTGAAATGCCCGCCCTAACCGGGCGCCCGGCGGTGCATCAATGGGCGAGCCTAGACCGGGGAGATCGCAACCAATGGTAAAGAAAATTGGCTTGTTCTGGTATCTGGTAAACGCCCCCGGCGGAGCGTTCCATGGCATCCCATGGCCAACCAAGGCTGACGCTGACGAGATACTGCGCGCCGTGCTGGCGCAGCATGAGAGGGCCACACCATGCGCGTCTTAATAGCCTGCGAATATTCCGGCGCCGTGCGGGACGCGTTCCTTGCGCGCGGGCACGACGCCCTATCCTGCGACTTGCTGCCAAGCGAAGCGCCCGGCCCCCACTACCAAGGCCCGGTGCAAGACATCTTAGGCGATGGGTGGGATTTAATGATCGCGCACCCGCCATGCACCCATCTGGCTGTGAGCGGTGCGCGCTGGTTCAAGGATAAGCAGGCCGAGCAGGCCGAGGCGCTGGCCTTTGTCCGCCTGCTGCTGACCGCGCCCATCCCGCGCATCGCGCTGGAGAACCCGGTTAGCATCATATCTAGCCGGATCAGAAAGCCTGATCAGGTAATCCAGCCATGGCAATTTGGCCACGAGGCAACCAAAACGACTTGCCTATGGCTGAAGGGCCTGCCGCACCTGACGCCGACCAACATTGTCGGCAAGGGCGCGCGGCATGTCACTAAGTCAGGGCGCAGCCTGCCGCAATGGTACAACCTGCCGCCCTCCGCTGACCGCTGGAAAATACGCAGCGCGACATTCCAAGGCATCGCGGATGCCATGGCCGAACAATGGGGGAACCCATGCTAACCCTAATCCTGCGGGCTTTGTGCCTGCTGATCGCAACAAGGAAATCCCACAAATGAACACCGACGAAAAGAAAGCTATCATATACGCGCGCTGGCTGGCCGAGCGTGATAAAATGCCGCTGCCGGAACATGCCGACACGGCCATTGAATGGGCCGAGCCTGTCATGCGGGACGGCACCAAGGCCGAACGCGTCAAAAGCGTCACCTTCACGGGGGAACGCTACGATGTCACGGTCAAGCTGCTGGGCTGGGCCTATGATCCGGCGCCCTTAGAAGGGCCGCTGGCCGGGGAGCCATAAGGCAGATGCTCAACCCGGCCAGCGGTGCGCGGCTAGTCGGGAGGGAAAGCCACCGCGCACGAAAACACGTTACACACAACCGAAGAGGGATGCAAATGGATTTTATCGATTGGGCAAGGCTGGCGCTGGCTGGCTTACTGCTGGGGGCTATCGGCCTGCTACTGTACACGTTTTGGACCGCGCTAAGGGACTCGGACTATGATCACTGATCCGATGCCCTTCCGATCTCTGCGGGCGCTAGTGGCCAGCATCCAGACGCATGAGGAAATGCTGCGCCTGGCGCCGGCCGAAAGTGAAGAACGCTGGCGCTTGAACCGCACCTTAGCGGCGCTGGGGCGGCAGCTAGACGATGCCGAGAAAGTATGGAAGGCGCACCATGCCAAGGCCTGACAATCGGCTACCCAAGGGGGTGGCCGCCGCCCATGTTGACTATATCGCCCATGAGCGGCGCAAGGGGACAACATGGGAAGCCATCAGCAGGACCGTGGGGGTGCCGGCCAAGACGCTCTCGACATGGTGGGCCAAGCGCGGGACGTACAGCCCCAATCACAAAAGCCCCACGCGTGAGCGCGAGGCCAAGGGCTACACGCCGCGCAAATGCCTTCGGTGTCAAATAATGTTTGACAGCGAAGGCCCACACAATAGAATGTGTAGCCGCTGCCGGACGGCAGATTGAGAGGGAAAGAATGGAACAGGACACGACCGTGGCCGCTTTGCGCGCCCACATTCAAGTGCTTGGCGCCGCGCACAAGGCGCAAGCTGATATTGCTTGGCAGCACTATCAACGGGCGCAAGCGCTGGAGGCTGACAATCTGCGCGTGAGCGCCGAACTGGCTGAAGCGCGAGCGCGCCTGGCCGCATTGGAGGCCAAGCCATGAAGACCTTTTTGGAGCGACTGCAAGACAATTTGGCCCTAGCCGAGCGCGAGGGCGACCATTGGAGCGCGGGCCGGATCAAGCAGACCATCGACACGCTAACCAAGGCGCGGGAGATGTCCCCGCACGTCAAGCGGGCGCGGAAGCTATTCGTGCCGCAGAAGGAGATGGGCGCATGAGCGAGCAGTTTATCCCCGGCTGGCCATGGCTGGACCGGCCAAGCGTTCCGCGTGTGGTGGTGGTGCAACTAGCGCGGGAGGTGTGGCCGGGTATTGTCGCCCGTGACCGCGACAGCCCAGCAGATGCAGCGCGGGAGGCATTTGAATACGCCGAAGCATTTATGAAACGGGCTATGGAGGAGAAAGACAATGCACGTTGAAAAGGGCAAATATTACCGCGACGGCAACGGCCGCGTGATTGGGCCGCTGATGTACACCGGCGATGGGGAGTTTCTGCATCTCGTGGCGGAGGTCTATGTCAGCGACACACCGCCTGCAAATGCACCCGCGCCGGAAGCCAAAACCCTGCGCGATGAATTTGCGATGGCTGCGCTTACTGTGGCTTGGGAGTACGCAAAAAGAGGCTCGCAAAGCAATTTGACCATAACAACCACGTCGCGATTAGCTTATGCCTTTGCCGATGAAATGATGGAGGCACGGAAGAAATGACCGAGGAAGAACGAAAGTCATGGCAACAAAGGTGCATGCGCTTTCAATCAACATTGGAAGGAAATCTACCTCCACCATCACTTGAAACGCGCGTGGAATATCTGGAGGATGACGGATCGGCCCAGCGCACGGCTATTATCAGGCTGGAGCGGGAGTTGCGTTGGAATCGCTTGGCGATTTTCATGGTTTGCGCTGCGCTGGCGCTGGCGGTGCTGACATGAGCATCACCACGGAACAAGCGGAACAGATGGCGGCGGTATTTGACCGTCGCGGCCCAACTGGCGGCGCAAGCATCAACGGCGTGATTTACGGCACTATTTCCACCACCATCCGCTCCCTCGCCGCCGAGCGTGATACGCTGAAGGCTGAAGTCAAAAAGCTGCGGGCAACCTTGAATTTGGCTGTCACCGCCCACCATGAAGCAGTTAATACCGCGATCTCATTGGTGGCGGAACGGGATACGCTGCGAGCGGCGCTGCAATGGCTGCTGAATGATTTGCAGGATTATCCGGCAAGCGCACGACCCATTGCCGCCTATGACAATGCCCGCGCGGCGCTGGGAGAAAAGGAATGAGCGAAGTCAGGCAAGAGCTTCTGCTGTGGCAATCCTACTGTGAAAAAAAGATGGCGCTAGAAGATGCTCAAGACGAAATCAAAAAGCTGCGCGCGAAAGCTGACAGCATATATTCGGAACGCAACCGGCTGGCTGCTGCTTTTGCGCGTATGGCTTTGGCGGCAGGTTTTAAGGCTGGAACAGGTGTTGATCCAGACGAAACCAAATGGCCCGTAGTGTATGTCGAAACCCCCAACGGGCAAGTGTCGTGGCACATTGCAAGCCATGACGCTGACATTCTGAATGGCCTGCCTGTTTATGATGGCCAATGGGATGGAACCTATCGCGCAAGAAAAGCTGATTGGTGCGTTTGGGATCAGAACGAGCCGTTACTTTCCGAGAACGAAAAGCTGCGGGCGGCACTACGGAAGATTGCAGACACAGACCCAGATGAAGGGACAAGCTGGTTTCATGATGTAGCCAACGCGGCGCTGGGAGAAAAGGAATGAGCGACATTGTGGAACGGCTGCGGAACACGTCAAACTGGATGCGCGAAGAACATGGTCACTACAAAGACGGATTGAAGGTTTTTGACCGCGCACCTTTTGAAGCCGCCGACGAAATCGAAAAGCTACGGGCGGCGCTGCGCGGAGTGCTGACATATTACAACGCGCCAACACCAGCCGAAGCAAAACTCAAAAAGGCGGTATTGGCCACGCCAATCGAACAAGCCCGCGCGGCGCTGAAAGGGGAAGGCGGCTAACTCACCGCCTTCAAATTGACCACCTTCGGCGCCGCCTCTTCTTCGACGATGCGCCGGAGGTCGCTTTTGCTGTATTTTTTGGCCATCTCGGGCGTCGCGAAGATATGCTTCTTGTTCTGCAACTCGACCGTGCCGACGCGCCCCACATCCACCCACTTCGCTTCCTTCAACGCGTGAAGCAGCGCCGGTTGGGGTATCTTGATGCCTGGCGGGGCCAAGCCGCTCAGGCGGTCGCACACGGCATGGAAGGGCGAGGCGATGACGCCCTTGGCGAAGTCGCCCTGACGGTTGCGGATCAGTTCGACGATGAAGCTTTC